TCGTCGCGGGAAGGGTTGGTGTCCAGGTAGCCGTGCACCGCGTAGTCGGCGCCGGGCGGCCAGTCGGCGGACTTGAGACATTCGCAGAACCGGGCGCCGTCCACGTGGTCGGCGCGGCGGTGCAGCAGCGCCACCCCACCGTCGGGCGGGTCGCAGAACCGGGCCAGCCACCGCGGCGACAGGATGCCGCGCACCACGTAGCCGGACAGGTAGCCGTCGGTGCGGTGGGCGGCGGCGTGTTCGCGCAGCATGGCCCGCATGCCCAGGGCGCGGTGATGTTCACCGCGGTTGCGGATGATGGCGACGAGGCGGGGGTCCCAACAGTCCCCGTCGTCGGTGCGTAGCCACGTCATGGGCAACCGCCCGCGTAGGCGGCGGCGACGACGGTGAGTGGGCCGCGGGTCATGGCGTCCACCGTCCTAGATGGACCGGCGGCGGTTCACCGGGTCGTGGTAGGTGGTGTCGGCCCGGGCCGGCGGCGCGCCGGTCAGGTCGTACTCACCGTTCAGCAGGGCTTTGGCGACGCTGCCGCGGATGCGGACCAGGCGCCGGGTGCCCAGCCCGACGGGCGTGGTGGGGATCTTTGCGCGGTGCAGGATCTCCCGCAGGCGCCGGTCGGACACCCGCAGCAGCGGTGCGATTTCACTGGCCAGGTACAGCCGGTCGTCATCGATGTCGCCGATCCCGGTAGGCGGGTCAGCGGCGCGGGGGGGGGGGGGGGACTGGGTCGACATGGGCGGTGCTCCCGTTCACCCGTGGTGCAGGTTTAAAGATCGTGCTTCCCGGCGGATGTCCAGCGGTGACAGCCCTACGCAACGTAGGGGGCGCGGAACGGGTCGGGACGCCTAGTCCGTTGACGCGACCCCTAGGTCCGGGGTGTGCACTAACGGTGCTTACCTTCCTACGCCCCGTTCTAGGGTGTGACAAGACCACCACTGACGGTAAATGTTGCAAGTTGCACTAGACGCCGCCAAGTGCAGGTATGGGCTATCGGTCACATTGACCAGATGCTGCACGACGCAACGGGGCCCCGACCGTGTCCGGTCGGGGCCCTTCGTCGTTGCTGACCGGCTGGTCAGGCGGCGGCAGTGTCCACAGTGGTGGCCGGGTGAGACGCGGGTCGCAGCGCGGCCAGGGCGGTGACGTGGCCGGCGGCGGCGGCCCGGACCGCGGCGAAGCCGGGGCCGGTGGCGTGGAAGTACGGGTCACCGGACGCGCCGGTGTGCCCGAGGGCGGCGTTCTGGGTGTGCGGGTCCACCCCACCGGCGGCCAGTACGGACTTATACATGTGCCGCCAGGAGTGGGCGGTCACCCGGGCGGTGAGGCCGGCGGCGGCGGCGGCGGTGTGCACCCGGGTCATGTACCGCTGCCACGCGGTGCCCAGCCACAGCCCGCCGGTGCGGGCGTTGGGGAACACCAGCCCGCCCGGCCCGGCGGCGGCGGCCAGCCGGGCGGTGAACATGGGGAGCACGGCGGCGGGGATCGGGACCGGCCGGTCGGCGGCGTCGGACTTGCCGCCCGGTTCGAGGCGCCGGGACTGGCCGCGGGGCGCCCCGGTGCCCTGCCGGCGGGCCACCCGGGTCACGTACACCACGCCCCGGTCCAGGTCCACCATGTCGGCGCACAGGCCGGTGACCTCCCCGCGGCGCAGGCCGAGCGCGGCGGCGGCCAGCAGCACGTCGGCAGCGTCGGCGTTGACCCGGTAGGCGGCGGCGAAGAACGTCACCGCGTCGGCGCCCTCCACCACGGCGCGGCGGGTCCGGGCCCGCCCGGCGCGGGGCGGGTCCAGCCCGACGAGCGGGTTGTCCGTACGCAGCGGCGGCTGGCCCTCATCGCCGCGCCAGGTGGCCCGCTTGAACACCGGACCCAGCACCGCCACCTTGACATTCTTGACCGTTTTCGCTGACGCGCCGCGGGCCACCGCCCACGCCTGCCAGGCGGCCAGGTCAGCCCGGTGGACCTCTGCGAGGGGCGGATTTCCGACCATGGCCGCCCACGGCGCAACGTGGCGGCGGACGAGGGTGCGGTACCCGTCCAGGGTGTCCGGTTGCACCGACGTCCGGGTGGCCAGATACGCCGCGCAGGCGTCCAGCAGGGTGGGCCCGGCGGCGGTGGCGGCTACGGGCCCGCGGGCGGCGTCGGTCCAGCTGCCGTCCGCAGGACCCAGGAGGAAGCCGAGGCCTGCCGCCCGCAGGACCGCGGGGTCGGGGTCGGCCTGCGCGGTGTAGACGAGGCCGGCGTACAGGCGGGCATGGCCGGGGTCGTCGAACGGCACCGCCCGCTGGGCCCCGTAGGTGCCCTGCGGGCGCCACCGCACCACGTGCCGGACCGCCCCGGACGCGAGCCGTTTGGCCTGGATATTGACCTTGAACATCGGCACCGATCACTCCTAGGGGAAGGAACATGACCGCGCTGTACCCCGGTGCCCGGTCCAATGTGTGCCCCCGAGGGGGCCCTAGTGGATCACCGGGGCACAGCGCGTTCTGTACTTTCCCTGGTCAGGGACCGTTTTTGCAGGGTGGAGGTGCCGGGAATCGAATCGGCGACCCCCCGGGCCCGTGACCAGGGAAAACGCAACCTAGCACGGGCGCGGGGGGTCAGAACGTACGCCGGGGGTATCCGGCGGCGGGGGGTGTGTGCCCACGGTGTTACCGGGGCACACCGCTCCTAGGCGGCGGCGCGGCGGCGCGTCACTACGGACCGATGTCGGTGATCGGTGCTTGACACACACCGCACACGATCGTCGGGGCGGTGACCGGTTCGCCTGCCGGGTCGACGGTGGGCACGTAGACCGATAGGGCGGCGCCTGCGTTGGCGCAGTCGGCCACATGGCAGGTCACCGTCTGGGCCAGGTAGCCGCCCGGGGCCGCGTCGAGGGTGGCCAGGCCGACGCCGCTGGTCGGTGTCATCTGGATGGCGTGGTACCAGATGTTCAGCGCCGCGGTAATGGCGCCGATGGCCGACCGGCCCATGATCGTAAAACCGGTGGCCGAGATGGCCTGCGCGCCAGCGAAACAGTCGACGTGGTCGGTCGTCGCGGTGACCATCGGCGCCACTGTGAAGCGGCCAGCCGGGAACGTGATCGTGTTGATGACGAAGTTCCCGTTAATGCCGGTGTTCACGTAGTTGGCGACCTGCGCGAACGGAATAGGCCGGCTACTGCCGGGCGTTTTGATCGACCCGTCGGGATTGACGGACACGAACCGGTTGGCCAGCAACGTGTCGACGGCGTCGGCCAATCCCTGCCAGTACTCCCACGTTCGGGTGTGGTCGCCGGATTCGGGATAGGGAAGCGCATAGGTCGGCGTGGTTTTCATGGGGTGGTCCTCCCGAGGATGTAGTTACCGAACGACGTGACCAGCACCAGCACGCGGGCACCGACGGTGTAGGTGGCGCCGTCCAGCGGGGTCGCGGTGGTGAGGGCGCCGCCCGGCTCGAGCGCGACGGTGACCGGCGGACCCACCGCGGAGACGGTGGCCGGGTAGTGCCGTTCGGTGGGCGGCGGCTGGCGGCGGTTGGCGACCTGCGCGGGGGTGGGCACCGGGCTACACCACCCCGGCGGGCAGCATGCCCGGGGTGACTTCCATCGGCCCGTCCCTGGCGGTGAGGGGCAACGTGATGTGTTCCACGCGGGCGGTGTAGCGGTCACCGTCCTGCGTAAGTACGCGGGTCACGTCACCCAGCTGGATGGACGGGTCGGGGACCGCCCGGACCGGTTCGGTACGCCCGGCGGAGGCGTAGCGGACCAGCATCGACGCTGCCGCGTCGTCGGCCTGCGCCTGGCTGGTCACCAGGTCGGAGGCGTAGAACCGGGTCACTCGCCCGTAGGGGCCGGCGGCCCGGATCGGTGAACTTGCCGACGTGATCTCGGCGACCGCATGGGGCCGCGGGGTCGCATCATCGGGTGCCTTGCCGTCCACCACGATCCGGTTGAACAGGGCCCCCCGTTGGGCGCCACGGGCCCGCGCGGTGACGGTGCCGGCTGCCCCATCGGTGAGGGTCAGGTCGGGCGGTGTCGTCTCGCTGACGGGCCCGTAGGTGGCAGCGACGTGGGCGGCGCCGTCGTCCCCCACATACCAGCGGGCGGGCCAGGCGTCGCACAGGTCGGCGAGCGCCTTGTCCCGGTCCCGTTCCCACACCACGGTGGAGGCGATGGGCCGGTCGGGGAAACCTGCCGGGATGCTGACGGGCAGGATGCCGGCCAGCAGCCGGCCAAACTCTGAGGCGAACGTGGCGCCGGGTGGTGGGCTGCTGGGTGCGGTCAGCCGGTCATCTAGGACGAGTTGGGCCAGGTCCAGCGCTTCGACGGCGACGGTGGCCTGGTCCTCGTCGCGGCGCCAGCCGGTGATGAGATACCAGCCGAGGTCCAGCAGTTCTAGCTCACCGGTGGGGTAGCCGATGCCGGTCCGTAGGTGCAGCCGCTGCCCGTAGGCGCCCAGCGGCGCCAGCGGGTTGCCTGCCGGGTCCCACCGCTGGCCCGGTGTGTGGGCCGGCACGGTCAGGGTGAGGCGCCCTTTCACGACCGCCGTGTCATCGAAGGCGACCCGGCCCGCGGTGATGGGCACGTGCGCGGCTAGCTGTGACGGGCCCAGCCACGACTCGATGACGGTGACGATCGGGTGTGAGTAGCCGATCAGGGCACGCCAGGCGTCAGACGTTGGCCGCAACGGGGGCCTCCTCGCCGGTCGGGATCATCGACAGCTGCAGCAGGGTCGCGCGTAGCGCGTTCAGGTCGGCCAGGGTGGCGCCCAGGTCGGCCAGCCCGCCCAGCGTGGCGGCCAACGGCAGGGCGGTGGCCGGTAGCGGTTCGATTTCCTGAATCTCGACGTCGATCCACCGGCGCTGGTCACCGCCCTGGTCGGAGTAGCGGGTCTCGGTGACCTGCCCGATGGACGCGGTGCACGCCGGGATCGATGACCCGGGCTGGGTGCGCAGCACCACCGTCGCGCCCAGCCCGATCAGCAGGGTGACCAGCGCCGACGTCTCGATGTCGGTGGCGGTGTAGAGGGTCCATTTCCCGGCGGGGGTGGCATGCACGTCGGACAGTGCCACCGGGTCGGGCCGGCCCAGAACCTGCAGCAGGGCCCGCCGTGGGGCGCGGGCCCGGTCGGGCCAGCGGGCCAGGGTGACCCGCAGCGTCGCACCGGTGGCTGGGTTGGTCAGGTAGCAGCCGGCGGTGCCGACGATCATCACAGTGTTAGATGTGACGATGGCGCCTGACCCGTCGAGGTAGGTGATGGTCAGCCGGTAGGTGATCGGCACACCCAACGGCGCCAATTCGTCGATGAACGAGATCGCCTCGGTGAGGCGCGACCCGATGTAGATGGGCGCCGATTGGTTGGGCTGGTCCCGGGCCACCGACCAGGTGGTCACGTTGCCGATGTTGCCGATGTAGGTGTCTACCTGGACCACCGGCACCGGGTTGCCGGGAAGGACGGTGGCCCAGATGGTCGCCGGCCCGACGTCGACCGTCACGGTCAGGCCCGCCGCCGTCTGTGTGGTGGCTGCGATGTCGGCCAGGGTGGCGACGTCGGCGGCGATGTCGGCCAGCGCGCCGTCGGCGACAAACACGACGTCGGCGTAATACATGTAGGGCTGCAGCTGGTCCGGCATGACCTCGCCGGCCAGGCCGCCCAGGCTGCCGGACACCGGGGTCAGGCTGGGTGCCACGTCGGTCGACGGGTTCGCCAACGCCGAAACGAAATCGGCGCCGTGATAGGAAACGATGTAGTCGCCCGGCGCCACGTTTACCGGTGCAGGGAACGGTGTTTCGACCCAGACGCCGGACGCGGATTCGACCGAATCGGCCACGGCGAGTTTGACACCGTCGGACCTACGCCACAGAGCCACCTGCCGGGTCGTGATCACCGATCCGACCGATTTGCCGACCCGGGCCGCCGGGATCCGGCCCGGCACGTGCACGGTAAACACTTCGCCGAGTTCGTTGACGTATTCCCCACCGCCGGGCACGGCCAGGTCGGAGAACATCGATTCACGGGGCCCGGCGTGCCGGTCGTCCAGAGCCTGCAGCGTTAGTGCGTACGGCGTTTTCGCTGCGGTCACGGTCACGGTGTAGGTGTGGTGACCCGGCGTCGTGTACGTGTGTGTGACCACCGTCGTACCCGACGCGTGGGTGGTGACGACGACCGGCGCCGTCGAGTCGCCGTAGCTGATCGTGAACGTCGGCGACTCTGCGGGGTCCAGCCCGGCGACGGTGAACTGCCACGTGTCGGGGGCGGTCTGTGCGCCGGCCAGGGTGATGCTCATCCTGTGCCCCATGCCCCGGCGGCCAGCACGGCGCCGTCGGCCTCGAGGTGGCTGGTCACGACGCGGTCTACGTAGCCGCGCATCCGTTGCCCGTCAAGGAACACGTCGACTTGCAGGTTCAGCGACTGTTGGGCGCGGGCCCCGCCAGCGGTGGGGGCGGCGCGGGCGGCGCGCCCGTTCACCACGGGGGCCGCCACGACGGAGAGCCCGACGGCCCCGGCGATGCTGGACAGTCCCGACGTCAGCCAGCTGGGCAGTTTGAAGCCTGTCACTTTGTTGATGAACTTCTCCACCCAGTCAACGACTTCCTTGATCGCTTCGCCGATGGCCTTGAACGGCGCCACCACCTTCCGCCCCATGTCGAGGAAGGCGGCCACGACGTTGTCTCGGACCTCGTCGGCGCGGGTCATGATGAGGCGCACCGCCTCGATGTAGGCGTCGAACACTTTCTTGATCCAGTTCCAGGCGGACTGGATACCGTCCACAGTGGCCCGCCAGGCGGCGACGATGAACGCCGCCGCGGTCTGGGCCACGTTCCACAGCATTCGGTAGTAGCCGATGATGAACTCGAATACGGGTTTGAGGAAATCCCAGGTGGCCGAGGCGGCGGCCTGGATGCCGGCCCATGCACCGGCAACGATGTTGCGGAACGTCTCCGAATGCTTGTACGCCAACACGATCGCCGCGACGAGGGCGGCGATGACAACGATGACGATGCCGATCGGGTTGGCAGTCAACGCCACGTTCAGCAGCCATTGGACGGCGGTCCACGCCAGGGTCGCGACCCGGACGACGGTCATGATGGCGTTGTATGCGGCCATGCCGGCGTTGACAACGAGGATGATGGCAGCGACCGCGCCCAACGCGAGGGCTAGTTTCTGGATGATGCCGGCGTTGTTGGCGGCCCACCCGGCGGCCACCGCCAGCTTGCTGCCCAGCTGTTCCAGCACCGGCAGCAGCGCCGCGCCGATCGACTCCTTCGTTTCGGCCAGCGCAACCTGCATGCGTTGGAACTTGCCGGCTGCCGTTTCGGCGTTGGCGGCGGCGGCGCCGCCGGTCAGCCGGGACAGTTCCGCGGTGATAGCGGTCATGTCCTTTGTGGCCAGTACCGCCGAGTCCAGACCAGGGACCAGCCTGCCCAGCGCGCCGGTGTTGCCGGCGTAGCCCTTCGCCAGGGCATCGGCGACAGTCTCAAGCGGTTTGCCGGTGGCGGCGGATACGTCCATCGCCGTGGCCATGGCCGCCTGCGCGGTGGACACGTCACCGGTGGCGCGGGCCAGGGTCGCCATAGCGGGGCGCAGCACGTCGTCGGCGACGCCGCTGGCCAGGGTGGTTTTGGTGATCCAGTCCTCGACGGCGGCTACCTGCGCGGCGGTGGCGCCGGTGGCGTTGGTCAACGAGTTGGCCAGCATCGTCTGCGCCTGCGCGTCCTCGGCGGCGCTCTTGGCCATCACACCCAGCGCCGCGCCCACCGCCAACGCCGGCAGGGCCGCGGACCGCATGCCGGCGGCAAATTTGGATGCCTCACCGGCTGAGTCTTGGAACGTCTTAGCAGCCTGCGCCGCGTCGGCCAGGATCTTGATTTGCAGGATTGCGCTACCGGCCACTAGTCCCCCTCGGTGTCCAGCAGTTCCAGGGCGGTGGCGATCGTCGCGTCGTCCTCGTCCCACCACTGGGCCGGTGAGGTCTGGGTCGCCAACGCGATTGCGACGATCATGCGGGCCCGGCTACCGCGGGGGTAGGGTCCACGCCGCTGCCCGGGTCGGCGGCAGGGTCCGACGATTCAACCGACAGGCAGCGGCCTTCAAACTCGGCCAGGGTGCAGGCCGGTATCTGGCCGGTACGGGTGAGCCCTTTCCACGCCAGGTAGGTCAGCCACACAAACGGCGCCTGGTCGGCGGTGGGCCAGCCGTAGCGGGGCCGGTCCCGGTCGAAGGCCACCATGTCGGCGTTGAGCGCGCGCACATAGAACTCTGCCCCTTCGTCCTCGGGCAGGTCCGGGTCGGTCATGAGTACCCGGATTCGTGGGGTGGTCAGACGCGGCATCGGACGTCACACTCCTTTGACTTTCTCGATGATGTCGTCCACCGCGGCGCGGTAGACCTCTGTCCACTGTGGTTCGGTACTGTGCGCGGCCTCGACGGCGAAGGGCTGCGGGGCGATGTTGCGACCGGGCCAGCCGAAGTGGACCGGCCCGGCGTACGGGACGGCGGCGCCGCCGAAGCGGATGAGGGCGGCGGCGCGGGTGCCGGCGGGGCGGCCCGACGCGGCCAGCCGCCCGGACCGCCGCGGCGCCCTGCCGGCAGCGACGGGACTGACCACCTGCGCGGCGGCCAGGTTCGCCTTGTTCAGGTCGGTCAACGCCACACCGGCGGCCTTCATGCTGGCCACCAACTCTTTGCGTCCCTCGACCTGCACCACCGGTTCGGGCATGGCCGGGCCTAGACCGGGACGTACGCGCCGAGGACCGGGTCCCCGACGATGTCCCACTCAAAGTCCGACATCATGTTCTTCTTGACCTCGTCCCCGCCCACGTCCAGCGGGTCAAGAATCAACGTGCCGGTGACCTGCTGGCCGGCGGCGGTGGAGGGCACGAACACGAACGGGACCTGTTCGCCCTTGTGTTCCCAGCTGTAGTTGACCAGTCCCTCGGGGTCGTGCAGGTCCTGCGCGATCGTGCCGGTCAGCTTCGACGTGTAGGTGGTGGCACCGGCGATCGTGTCTCCACAAAGGACCGGCACGTCGTCCTCTTTGTCCTTGTCCCATTCGACTTTGGCCGCGGACAGTCGGCACGAGATGTCCATCAGCGTGCCGGTGTCGCCGATGGTCAGCAGGCCGGGGCCCAGCTTCGTTGCGGTGGGTGGCGTCGGTTGCGACATGGGTGCGTTCCCTTCCGTTTCAGATGGTCACTTCGTACTGCCAGGCCGGCACATCGGCGCCACCGTCGGCGACGGGAACGGTGCGCGGGCGGGTGTGGGTGACCTGCCCCAACGTCATGAGCGCGTCGCACACCGGCGCATACAGCGCGTCGGCGGCGGCCACCGTCGATTCCTGGTCGCCGGCAGGCAGGGCCACATACACGAACCAGTCCGTCTCGGCCAGGCACATGGTGAACGGTCGGGCGTCCCCGATCACCGGCCAGGCGCAGTACGCCTCGATCGTCTTGGGGGTGGTGGCGGTGGCGGTGAGGGTGTGGGCGGTGCCGTCCACCTCGACGGTGAGGCCGTCCAGGGCGGCGGCGATGTTGGCCCGGATGCTTGCGAAGTCGGGGGCCATCATCCGAACACCAGCCGCCGGTGCGGCCCTTCGAGCCGGTCGATCTCACCGTCGAAAGAGGACAGACGGGCCGGCCCGAATTCTGCCTCCCCGCCGGTCATGCCCAACGGGACGCCGCGGGCGGCCAGGTGCCGGGCGCAGCGCCGCAGGACCGCCTGGTACAGGTCGGGCCAGTACGGGTCGACGCGGCAGGTCCGGGACTGGCTGTGCAGTTCAGCGGCCAGCACCACCGACAGGTCCTCGTCACTGATCGACGCCGTGGTGACGCCGGTCCATCTGCGGACCTGCGCCACCGACGGCGGGTGCATCGCGCCGGCGTCAAACGCCGGGGCGTAGGCCAGGCTGAACGGGCCCCCGGCGGCCACGTCAGAACCTCGGCGGCGACACGGGCGGGGCCACCCCCGGCAGGCCGGCACGGGAACGCACCACTGCCTGCTCGGCCCAGTGCAGCCGGGACAGGAGTTGCTGGGTGAGTGCCCGCAGGTCGTCGGCGCCGATGTCGCCGGACACGTTGTCGGTGAACCGGGCCAGCAGCGCCTCGGGTGTCTCCAGGTCAGCGACCGGGGTGGGTGTCCAGGTGGGTGTGGTCACCGCGGGCCCCCCTTTCTGTGCGTGGGCGGGGCGCCCTGCCCCGGATGCCGGCGGGGCAGGGCGCGACCCGGCGGCGGTCAGGGTGCGGGCGGCGACGTGACCTTCGCGAAGCCCTTTGGTTCCACCGATCCGTGGGCTACGTACCCGCCGTAGGCAACCTCCACCCCGAGGATCGCTGGCTCTACAGCACTCAGGAGCCCAATTCGATCTTCGTAGAACTCGTACAGGGTGTGGTTGCCCACGATCATGGTGCCGACGGGGAAGGACGGGACGACGACCCGGTCCAGACCGAGCATGTCTCCGCGGAAGTCCGACACCGACGAGGACCCGGCGCCGTCGCTGCCGCCGTTGAACGTCAGCCGGCCCAGCACGTCGGTGATCGGGCCCAGCAGCGCCCACATGTCCAGGCTCACCCAGATGCGGTCAGGCAGTTTGGACGAGCCCTGGTAGGCCTGCGCGGCGGCGGCGTACAGCGCCTGCGCGTAGCCGGTCAGGTCAGCCGACTCAGCGGCCCACGTCTGGATGACAGACGCGGCGAACGCGTCGCCGGCAGCGTTCTCGGTGGCGATGGCGTACTGGTCCGCCAACGCCTGAACGAGGATGTCCCACGCTGACGGGCTGGTCCAGTCAATGTCCTGGCGGGAAATATTTACCACCCCGCCGTATGTTTCCTTGGTCCATTCCAGCGACCCGATGATCATCTTGCGGGTGGGGAGTTCCGTCTTCTCCGCCGCCTGCTTACCGACGAGCGGCTGTTGGGTGACGATCGGGCGTTGGAACCTCTTACCCGGAATGCCTCCCATGTCCTTCGGGCCGATCGAGGTGATGAACGGGCGCGACGCGTCGACGAGGTTGATGACCTCACCGACGACGGGGACGGGCAGCAGACCGGGGGTGTCCACAGTGGTCTGGTGCTCAACCACCCGGGTCTGCGCCACCCGGTCGGCGGCGTGGGCCCGTTCCGCCGGGTCGGCTTTCGGGTCCCGGGCCCGGACGTAGTCCACGAGGAACGCACCGGCGCTGCGGTAGGCGGCGGTCACACCGCTGGCCTGGCCGGTGGTGGTCGGGGCGCCGTCACGGCGGCCCAGCTGCCGGGCCTGTTCTGACGCGGCGGAGTTGCGCAGCGCCTCGAACTCAGAGATCGGCTTGATCTGTTCGTCCAGTTCGGACAGTCGCTGGCCGATGGCCTCAAGGTTGTCCCGTTCGGACTTGACCAGGTCCCGGCCATCCTGCTGGGCCATGGTCATGATGGCGTCGGCTAGTTCGTTCTGCTTGTCCCGGTCGGCCAGCAGCCGATCGAGCACAGGGTTGGCCATGGGGATGCCTCGATCCGTTCGGGGGTATGCCAACAGACCCGAACGGTCAGGCCGGCCCGTGACCTGGTCGGAGGTGGTGACGAGTGCCGGCGGGTCCCGGGGGGCGGTCCGACCGGTCACTCGTCACCGCGTCCACCATCACGGGGGAACGGAACGGGGGGCGGTACGCCTTACAGGGTACGCAGACGTTCGCGCCAGTAGTCCAGGTACGGCGTTCCCGGCGTGTCAGACCGGGCCGCGGGCAGGGCCGCGGCCCGGTTGAGCGCGGTGTGGCGGGTCCGCACACCGCGCCCGGCGCCGGCCCGACCTGGTCCAGCCCGGCGCCCTTCCACCGAACGGACCAGCGCCACCTGCGCGTCGGCGTAGGCCGGCGTGGGGGTCAGGGACGTTTCCAACAGCCGCGCCTCCTGCCGGTGCACCTGGTCATAGGTGGCCGGGTCCTCGGGGTCCCACGCCTCCCAATCGGCGTAGGTCCATTCCGACTTGATCGGCGCGAAGCCGACCGACATGCCGGTAAGGAAACCGTCGCGGGCCTGCCGGGCGGCGCGCTGCGCCTCGGGTGAGTCACGGTCCAGCCGCCAGATTCCGTGTAGCCCGTCATTGGCGTCGCGCCACTCGTCGGCCACCCCGATCGGAAAGCTTCGTCCATTGTGGAACAGCAGCAGCGGCAGGTCGGGGTGCGCGTCGGTGGACGCATTGAACAGACCGGCGTCCATTTCCTCGAGGTACCACCAGCCGGTGTCGGTCATCTGCCCGTAGGGCACCGCCCGACCTTCCAGAAAGGACAGTGAGTCGGTGGTGTCGGTGTCCACCAGGGTCAGGGCCCGTTCATAGAGCCGGACCTCGGGTGCGTTGCCCCGCCGTACGGGGCCGCGGGGCGCAGTCATACCGGTACCTCTTTCTGTTCCTCACCCGGGTCGACCGGGTCCAACGCCGCCGGGTCGTCACCGTCGGCAGCTGAGTCAGCGTCCAGCAGGGCCGCGTCGTCAGGTTCGGCCAGCGGCGGCGCCAGCGGCCCGACCTGCGGAATGGCCCCGCCCAGCACCGGCAGGTTCAGGTAGACCCGCGCCTCGTCGCGCGTATTGAGCCCTGTCTCTACAGCGATCTTGAGTCCGGCCATGGTGGTGAGGAAGTCCTCGCCCAGCACCGCGGCCCGGTCGAACGCGACCCGCTGGCCGCGGGGCAGCAGCATCGATGACCAGACGTCCTCGAAGTCACCCAGCACCGGATTGATCGACATGCGTATGAGGTTCAGGTACATCGGGCCCGGCGACTTGTAGGTCATCGTCGCGCCCGGCGCGCCCAGCCAGTACCCGTCCAGGTTGAACATGTTCGCCACGTCCACCAACGACTGCTGACGGGCCTCGACCAGCTGGGAGTCCGACGGTGACCACGACAGCGGGGTGACCACGGTCCCGGCCGGGAAGATGCCGGGCCGGCGGCCCACGCCGCCGTACTTCTCCATCCAGGTGGCTTTGCCCTCGTCGGCTTCTTCCTGACTCAGCCGCGGGTTGGGGGTCACCACCGCCACCGACGGTATGGCGGCGCCGGCCATGGTGGACCGTTCGTACTCGTCCTGGCGGCCTACCTTGTCCAGGGTGCGCAGCTGTTCCTCGACGACGCCAACGCCCCGGGGCGGGCACCACGGGTCGGCGCCGCGCCGGACGTGAATCACGTTGCGTTCATCCAGCTTCGTGGACATGTCCCACCGCAGCCGGTACTCCACCGCCGCCGGGTCGCGGGGGTCCCACACCAGGGCGCACCAGTAGGCCGGAATCCACGCCACCGCGGTGGGCCAGCCAGCCGGGTCGCGGGCGGTGATGAGGGCCAGCGCGTTGCCGTGCAGCAGATAGTCCTCTATCTGGACCTGCACGAACCAGCCGCGGCCCCGGGTCGGGTCGGGTTGTTCCAGCAGCCGGGGCCGGGGCAGCGGTTGAATGCCGCGGTAGGCGTCCATTGGCATCTGTTTGGACATGCCGGTGTAGACCTGCAGGGCGCGGGCCACCGACGGCAGTTTCCTGGCGGTCGCCGCGTCCCACACCAACGGCATCTGTTCGGCGACCGCCCACGCCTCGTGGGGCCAGACGATCCGGTTGAACGGCTGGGTCGCGTACGGACTCCACACCGGCGGCCCGGCGCCGCCGAGGCTGGCATAAGGCACGGTCACGGGTGAAGCGTACGACCCGGGGTGGCGCATCGTAGCCGATCACTGCGACGGATGTGGGTGTGTCACAGGATCTCGAACCGTTCCGGTTCCGGTTCCACCGGGGCGTGGTCCAGCCACCAGGCGGCCAGGGTGACCGCTATCAGCGGTGAGATCGACGCCGCCGATGCGCGGCGGCCCCACGTCCAGGCGTCGCCGAGGTCGCGGCGGGCCGCGGCGGCGGCGGCGGCGTCCAGCGCCGGGTGCGGGGTGTAGGTGAACCGGGGCGGGGCGGCCAGCACGTCGGCCAGCAGCGCCGCCGACGCGGCGGCCATGTCCCGGGACCCGGTGGGCAGCAGCATGTGACCGCCGCGGGCCACCTTGTCCGCGACGTCGGGGGACGGGCCGCGGGTGTCGTAGCCGATGCCCACCGGCGACCACCGGTCAACCGCGGCGATGACCCGGTCCGGGACCCACAGCGACCCGCGGTCGTGGTGCACGATCTCGGCGTGCACGCCGCCGGTGTCGGGGCGGCGCCACGCGGCGGCGATGGTGGCGTCTGCGCCGTCCAGCGCCACGTCGAAGGCCAGCGCTACGCCACCGGGGGCGGGCAGTTCCACCCGGGCCGCCGCGGTCCGCCATGCGTTCTGGTCAATGGCGTACTCAGGGGTGGTGGTCCAGACGTTGCCGTACGCGCGAGCAAACTCTCCGGCGTCCATCTGTTCGGCAGCGTCCTGCACAGCCCGGCGCCGCAGCGTGTACCCCGACGCCGGGTGGTGGGCCATCACCATGTCGACGGTGACGTCTTCGGGTTTGGTGCGGTCGGGTACGCCGTAGTCGATGAAGCACAACCCTTCCCGGCGGTCGGCGGCCACCGCGGCCCGGCCCCGTTCGATGTAGGCGTGCAGCCAGGTGGACGCGGCGGTGCCACCGGCGGAAATGATCCACAGCTGGCCGGCCACAGTGGAGAACGTGGGCAGGATTCCCTGCAGCAGTTCCCGACCGCGGACCTCGTCGAAGGACCAGCCCTCATCCACCGTCACCATCGCGTTGGCTTTGCCGTGCATCGCGTCGTCGCTGGGTGCGAACAGCCCGTACGTGGAACCGGTGACGGGGAACTCGATACGTTCTGACCCGTTGGACTCCCGAAGCTTCGACCGGGGCGGTCGCAGCGGGGACCGCCGTACCGCCTTGAGTTGCTTAAGGAAGGTGTCCCTGGCGTCGGCCCGTTTCTGCGCGGTGTACCACGTCCAGACGTCGGCGTTGGTGAGGCACCGGTGCAGCGACGCCGGCAGGATGATCGTCGTCTTACCGGCCTGCCGGGGGACGTGCAGCACGACGGTGGAGTAGGCCGGCTCACCGGTGGCCGGGTCCACCTCGAGCGCCACGTCCACCGCCCGGCGCTGCCACGGCATGAAAGGGGTGCCCAGCGCCGCGCCCAGCGTGGCCACGGCGGGCCCGAACGTGGGCCGGTCCGGGCTACGCCGGGTGTGGTGGCGCGGTGTCGTCATCGGGCCCGCCCGGTGCGGCAAGAGTGGGCCGGGCCAGGGTGGCTATCAGGTCAGCGAACTCGTCGCGGCGCATTCCGCCCCGGCTGGTCGGGTCCAGCCGCAGCTGACCCAGCACGGCGCGCAGTTCCCCCGACAGCCGGGAAAGGGCCCACGGGTCAACGGTGCGGGCGGCGTGGTCCAGCTGCCGGGCCAGGGTGCGGGCCAGGGCCACCATGCCGGCGTCCAACGCCGCCGACACCACGTCGTCGCGGTAGCCGGCGGTGACCGCCTTGTCGACGGCCACCTCGACGCGACCTTTCCGGACCGGGCCAGGCGCGAACAGTGGCGTCTGGTCCGGGGGCGGGTCGCGTCGCCGGCCCACCGGTCACACGTAGGTAGCGGGTCGGCGCTGCGGTACCGTCCAGCGCGCCTCGTGGCGGCCAGCCGGCTGGTCGGCGTCAACACTCAGCGACAGGTCAATGACCGCCTCGGCGGCGGCCAGCATGCACAGCGCCATCGACATCTGCAGACCCATCGTCAGCTGGTCGGCGGGTGCCACCTCGGTCAGGTCCATGTCGCGCATGACCGCGTCCAGGCGCGCTATCTCAGCGTGGGCCCGGTCGATGGTGGTCATGTAGTGGGCGGCCTGTTCTTCCTGGTCCGGTTCAGACATGTTCACTCCTCGATCTTGTGACTGCCGTTTGTGATCTTGAGATTTTCGAGGGGTGCCCCGGTCGAAGGGGGGAGAGATCGGGCAGCCGCGGGGCTTCCGCCACCCCCGGCGGCCACGAAAAACGGGGGGTCAGCGGGGGCCGGTCCAGTCCGGGTGGACGTGGTACGCACCGCGCCGGTAGGGGTCGGCGGCGGCCACCCGCGCCACCGCCGGGGCGGCGGACCCGCGCCCGACGAGCAGGCAGGGCCAGCGCAGCCGGGCCTGACTACCGTCGGGCCGCCCGAACGTGACACCCAGCAGGCACACGGTGTGTGCTGCCGACAGCAGCACACCGGACCAGGTCACCTCGGGCAGGGCCGGCAGCAGGGCCAGCCCGTCAGGGTGGGCGGCCCACCGGTCCACCCATGGGGCGGCTTTGCTGTAGGGCGGATTCATCCACACCACCCCCGACCACGGGCTGGTCAGCCCGTCGTCGGCGGCGGTCAGGTGGTGCAGGGCCGGGCAGGTACGCAGGACCGGTGACACCGGGGCAGCGACGTCGAGGTCGAAGGTCAACGCCGCGGCGGCAAAGATCCACCGCGGGGTGTACCACTCGTCGGTGGTCAGCGCCACGTCGTCACCGGTCAGCGCAAACAGCGGGTCCTGCACGGTCACCGCAGCGACGCCACCGCGTCGGGGGTGCCCGGGTCCGGGGTGCCCGGGTCGGGCGTGGCCGGGTCCGGGGTGCCCGGGTCGGGCGTGGCCGGGTCCGGCGTGGCCGGGTCGGGCGTGGCCGGGTCGGGCTGGTCCCCGCCGGGGTTGACCTGTTGCGTTGTCATGTCTTGCCTTCCTTTCCAACGGTGCCGGTGGTCCCGGCTGAGCGTCTAATGTGTGCGGTCAAACTTTCCTGACGATGGACGCGGGCCTAGTCCCGCCGACGAGGCGCGCCGGTCGAGGTGACCAGGCGGGTCCGGTCGTTGGGGGGCATTGGTGGGGCGGGGCTCGTACCGTAGCGGTTCGTGAAGATGTAGACGAGGATCGAAACGATGGCGATGAAGCCCAGCACGCCGGCAGCCGGAACGGCCCAGGTGGCCGCATCCTCGGGCAGGTAGGCCAGCGCAGAGAACACCGCGCCCAGGATGGCAGCGACGGACGCGAGGGCAACCACGGGCTCCAATCTGGACAGTCGGTTGTTGGCGTTGTTCGCGCTCTCCCACGTGAACGCCAGCGCGGTATCGCGTTGGTGACCCGCATACCCTTCGCTGCCCTGAGTCAGGGCCCATGATGCTTGCGCGTCGGGGTTGGACGCTGACCACTCCTCGAATCCCATGCCATCCTCCTCGATATCTACGAACCTGTATGCCCGGTACCAGTCAGTGTCCACCTCGGACGCTGTCGTCAGGTCGGGTCCGGTCGATCCGACCGCCTGCTCATACCACTGCCAACCGCCGTCGGGGGTCCGTCCCTTGTAGACGCGGACGTGTCCACCGTTGCCGCCGGTGCCCTCACCCATGTGTCCGATGAGGTCACCGGGCTGGATTTCCTCCCACCCGATCTCGTACACCACCCCGTTGGTGACAAAGGAAACGGTGGAGTACCCGGGGGTCGGGAGGTCCAGGCACATGGAGGCGTAGCCGGAACAGTCCTGCCGGTGGCCGGTGGGGGAGTTGTAACCGCTCTGTGAGTAGGGCACTGAGTTGATGGGCCATAGCCCAGTACGCCGCATGACGTCGTCGCGGGTAACCATGGGGCCCACTCCTTTCGGTACGTCGATGGTTGGCGAGCGCTAGTCAGTCCCGGCTGATCTTGACGTGTCGGCGTCTACCGCGTAGGTGTGGCAGGTGGCGCAGTAGCCCAGTCGGGAGTCGTTGGGGTGCCATGCGACCTGGCCGCAGCCCCGGCACCAGTAGGGGTCCTCGGGCATGGTGATGAACGCGCGGGCCAGGGTGACCAGCGGCGCCGGCACGTCACCGTCATCGTCGCGCCGGTCGCCGATGAACATGACCGGCCCGTGCAGGAACTCTTCCCGGGTCCAGCCGGCGGCGCGGGCCAGCCGGGTGGCGGTGAGGTTGCGCGGTAGGCCTTTGACTAGTCCGTCCTCGTCGCAGTAGGCGCGCCACGGCGGTAGGGCCCGGTCGTTGACCTGGTAGACCGCCGGGTACAGGCCTTCCAGCCAGCCGCCGCCGATCACGGAACGGTAGGCGTCCAGGGACCGGGGCAGCCGGGTCAGCAGGGCGGCGTGGTCGGTGACCACCAGGACCAGCACACCGTCGGGGGTGTGGGGAATGTCGGGGGTGTCCACAGTGGTCCTTTCAGGCGGTCCGGTTGCGCAGCGGCTGCAGGAACCTTTCGGCGATCAGTTCCCGGACCACCTGCCCGTCGGCGGCGTTGGCGGTGGTGCCGTCGTTGCACGGGTAGTGCCCGGTGGTGATACCGGCGGGGTGGGTGGCCACCTGTAGCGCCGCGATGGCCAGCGTGCCGGCCACGACGTTGGGGGGCAGCTGCCCGGTGACGGTGACACACCCGCAGGCGTGCACACGGATGATGACCTCGGACAGGTCGGGCGGGTTGGCGGGCATCGTTTTCTCCGTTCAGTGGGCTATCGACTGCTGCCGATCTTGTGCCGGTAGGGGGCCAGCCAGTGGGCGGTGTCGTCGTCAAAGGGTGACGTGTCGCTGCCGCGCAGGTCCTCGACCAGCCAGGCCACCCGGTCGGTGACCGCGTCGCGCCACCACCGGCGCACCAACGCCGCCACCAGCCCGAGCGCCGCCAGTAGGCCGGTCATGATCCGACCCGGGCCCGGGGTCTGCTGCGGTGCGTGGGCGCCTGCGGGCAGGTGGCGAAGTGCCCGATCCAGCGGGGGCCCTGGTAGGCGGCCACCTGCGCGGCGTTCAGGACCCGCAGGTACGGGCGGCCCTGCGCGTCGCGCGCCACCCGGTCCCGGTCGTCGCGGACCGGCACGAGGTTGCCGCGGGGTGAGGGGGCCAGGTCCACCGGCATGGGCCGGTCATAGGCGGACACCGCCCAGAAAATGGTGCAGCGACACGTCTTGCAGGCAGGCATGTCAGTCAACCTCCACATCGGGGTCCAGCAGGTCCAGCTGACCGGGCAGCGGGCCGCGGTGGTGGCGGCGGTTACGTTCGCGACCCAGCAGGGCCGACACCCGCAGCACCTCGTCGCGGTCCACCACCGGCTCGATGCGCAGAATCCGCAGCGTCGGGGTGCGGGCCCCCGTCTCAATGTCGGTGACCACTTTGGACACGTTGTATTCGATGACGGCCAGCCGGACCTGTGCCGGGTCCTCGACGAGGTCGAGGGCCACCCGGTGCATGCCGTTCACCTCGTCGTCGGGGAGCTTCCCGGACAGATTCATTTCCACCTACCTAGTGTGGTCCTGCGCTGGTCCCGTCGGGTGCTGAGCCGCCGGTCAGGGACATGCGTCCACTGTGGTCACATCCGTTGGGTGGGGTAGCCGGCCCGTTTGGTGTTGCCGTAGCGGGCCCCGTCGGCTGAGTTGCATGACCGGCAGGCGGCCCGCAGGTTGTCCAGGGTGTCGGGGCCGCCCTCGTCGCGGCGTAGTGGCCAGTGGTCGGCGGTGGTGGCCCGCCGCGGGCACCGGGTACCGCCGTCGCCGGCCACGTGCCAGGTGCAGCCGCCGGTGCACTGGCAGATGTGGCGGTCGCGGGTCAGGACCAGCAGGGTCAGCAGTGCTGCGCGGCGGCCACCCCACCGCCTCATGGCGGGGCCTGCGGGTCCGGCGGTGGCCAGCCCGGGTCCTCATCCGCGTCGTAGCCGGGCGGGTCGAACCCGGGCGGGTCGTAGTCGGGCGGGTCGTAGCCGGGTGGGTCGAATGCGGAGGGACCCGCGTCGGGTCCGGGCAGGCCGGCGTGGTTTTCCGGCGCTGGACCGGTGGAACCTGACCGCAGGTACGGGTTGGGGCGGGTGCGGGTGCGTCGGGTGCGGGCGGGGCCGACGTTGTCCACGTCGCCGGCCCCGCCTTCCCCACCTGACCGGGGCGGCTCGCCGTTGCCGGTGAGCCCAGCCGCCCCGGTCAGTTCCCCCCCGGTCAGGTCCAGTTGCAGTGGGGGCGGCGAGGGGCGGGGACCCGTCACCGTCCCGTCCCGTGCAGGCACGTGAGTAGTCGGACCCGCGCCCGTTCCGCGGGTCGGTGCCGGGTCCGGCACCGGGTCGGCGGGCGGGTCCAGCAGCACCATGTCGGCCTGCGCGGGGGTGCGGTTGCCTTTGCGGCTGTTGCAGTTACGGCACGCCACCACGAGGTTGGCCGCACCGGCGGCGTAGGACGGGTCGACATGGTCGAGCACGCCGCCCTGGCCGGACCGGTGGTCGGCCCACCGCACCGCGGTACCGCAGTAGCGGCAGCGGTCCCGGTCGCGGTGGCGGACCTGCACCCGCAGTTCCCGGTCGCGCAGTTCCGCGGCTTTGGCGCGGGCTACGTCCACCTCGTCGCGGGAAGGGTTGGTGTCCAGGTAGCCGTGCACCGCGTAGTCGGCGCCGGGCGGCCAGTCGGCGGACTTGAGACATTCGCAGAACCGGGCGCCGTCCACGTGGTCGGCGCGGCGG